ACCACCAATATGGGTACCATCAGGATTCATCGCCTTGAGCAATGAGAAACTACGAATTAACATATTCATAGCATCTACAACCATAATGTGATCGTTATATGCTCGGGGTGGGGTTTCCTTTAAGTTGTCTAATATATCTTTATGAGCCATTAATCCAGTAAGTTAGGTGCGATTGGAGTTTCTTCTAAGTCACCTTCCTCTATTAGATCAAAGTCTAAACTACCAACTAACTTGAGCCAGTGGTCTTTATGAGCATCTTTATACTTATCGATCTGTCTTTTATCGTCTGGTATAAACCCATGCTGAGTCATTACAACTCTACCTCTAGATTGTACTCCGCCAATATGGTTCTTTTCTACTTGTACGTTTGTACGTTTAGCAAACTCAACCTGCATACCATCCTTAATTGCTTTAATCTTAGATGTACCTGGGTTAGTAATATTACCAAATGTAACAACTAAAGTAGCATCGTACCACATAGACATTCCACCTTTATTCTGAAGCTTAGGTTGACCCATAGGCGATTCAGGTTTCATAGTCCATACTTTATTAATAGCTACTAACGTATTAGTATAAGGAGAGTTCTCTTTTCTAGATAATAAGATCTTTTGATTAAGGTTATTACCAAACTGAGTAGACATAGCTCCTGCATTCCATTCATTATTATTCTTATTAGAACGTATTGAAAGATCACAAGGAACAGAACCTATACTATCCCAAAAGAAACACATATCATAAGGTAGGTTACCTTTTGCTTGTTCATCCATAAGGTCAGCCATATGTACTGCTACTTCTTCTATAGAATTTAAAGTACCTCTATCTGCATAAAGAAAATGACCTTCGTAGTCTATAACATTACCTTTATCATCTAAAACTTCATCAAACTGTAAACCCATTTCCTTAGCATGCTCCCAAGACCATTTCATCTCTGTAATGATCAGTACTGGTAGTATACCTAATTTTTGAGCATTAACTGCTGCTTCTAATAATGCGGTAGTTTTACCAGTATCACTATGACCTCTTAATAGAGTAATATGTCCAGTTGGTATACCTGGTAATGAAGTGATGTCTTGGAATGCCTTAGATAAAGGTATCCATCCTTGTTCTTTGAACTTTACAGAAGAGTTTGAATATCCTTTCTTCTTTTTAAAGTTGCCTAAGTTAAACGACTTGCGTACAGCAGCGGTCGCTTTCTTTATAGTTTCTTCTTTTGCCATATCTATGATTCGAATAAGTCGTCAAATTTACTAACTGTGTCTTTGTTGCCAGCCGTAGCTGTTTCCAAAGTAAAGTCTGTCTTTTGTTGACCTAAGCTTTCTGGCAGTGATGTATCTGTATTACTATCTTCTGAAGTACCTAATGTAGCTTTCTTAAGTTGTTTCTTAATAAACTCATAATCGTAAGCTTTATATACTTCTAACGGTTTTGGTTGCTCTTTTAACCAAGTCTCTACAGATGTATTATCATCAGATAATGGAGTCTGTTTTGGTTTAATTCTTATCTCTGTTTTAGGATAAGGGCTTTGAGAGTTTTTAGGAGTCATTTCAACTACCATATCCCATCCGTTGATTGGATCTGTATAGTCACCTATATCTTCATCTTTAGCTAGTTTAAGTAAAGAGTCATAGATAGTGATACCGAAGTTCCATAATCTAACTCCTTTATCTTCTTCTCCTCTAACTACTACTGGTGCTAATATTCTTGTTTTAGGTGAATACTTTCTTGCTTCGTCAAAGTTATCATCTCCTCCTAATTTTCTTAACTCCTTAACAAACTCCTCTACAGGGTCTTGCTTACCAAAATTTGATAATGCAGGAATAGGAAAATCAAAATTATAATGAAACTTCATCTCTGTGAATGGATACGTAGGATCCACTACTGATGGTACTAATCTAACCACCTGTTTACCTTCTTGGGGTCTCCAAAAAATTGTTGTGTAGTCAATCTTTTCTGTAGGTTGACTGTTTTTGTTGAACGCACTAATACGGTCGTTCACTTTACTAAAATCGAGTGCCATATAACTAATTTTTATTTATAACTTTTATTATACTATAATATAAGAACTTTTTTTCAGTTCTCCAACTCTATTATCTTATAAAGTTTTGTATTAACCCTTTTTAGTTCAGGTCCCTTAGTAAGTAAAATACAGTTTTTATAGTCTGACCAATTTATTCTGTATGAAGTATCTAATTGACCACCATTTAACTCTTTAATAAGAGTATTTAGTGCATTTATAGTATACAGTGTATTGGATTCTTTTTTTCGATGTACTAAGATAGTGTTATCCAGAAATGTGCCTATATTCCCAAAATCAACATTATAAGTACATATATACTCATTTTGAGATTTAGAATACAAGACGAAAATTTTATTGTAAATAATCTTATACCTTTCCTGTACCTCTTCTAGAACAGATTCTAATGTCTCTTCTGTAGCAAAAGTACAGAACAATTTGTTGCTCATATCTTCGTTAAAGTGGATTGGTTCAATATCGTAATCGAAACTTGCTTTTGTAACTTCATTTATCATATATAAATATCTTTTTGTTCTATAAACTTAAATCTTTTGAGTATTTTAATTTAGTTGGGTAATTCCCACCTGTTTCTAATATCTCTTTTAACCTATCTAGTGTTTCCTCACCATCCTCTTTATAAAAATCGAATAATAGTGCATCATAGGTGTAAAGAACTAACTTAGATTTTTTATCTTTTAAAAATCTTAAGACTTCTTTAATAACCAGAATATTTCTTGATGTTTCTAAACTTTGCATCACATAATTCATTAATTTCTGTGGGTGCATATCTTTTAATTTACCTGTAAAAGGCTTTTCACTAATCGGAGCTAAAACTTCTCCGTTATCTTTAAAACTTTTCCATAACTTTTTGATATACTCATCAATCTTTGTAAAAATTTCAAGGTGAGCCCATTCTTCAGGTATCTTTCCGTAAATTGCGTGAAAGTTAATTTGTTTTGCCTGTACATATTCCTCTTCTGTAATTTCCTCTTTGCCAAAGTACTGTTTAGCTAGTTGCTTATGAGCTGATTCGTCTGTAAGGTTATAACCAATCTGTTCACAAAGTAGGCGAAGGTGATAACCATCAAAATCAAGCTCAAGAAAAACGTCCCCTTTCGGATGGAAACATTTCCTATGTTCTGAGCTTTTAGGTATAGCAGCGAAGTTAACGCTATTAAAAGCATTAGTAGGTCTAGATGTAGCATTGTATAAATTATATGAAGTAAGTATTGTATTGTCTATAACATTATATAAAGGGTCTTTAGGTTTAAACATTTCATTAAATGCATCGTAATAGATACCCAACCCTGACTGTTCTAATAGAAAAAATACATTTGTAGCAATATTATTATAAAAATCAAAATTATCCGGTATTTTTATTTCAATATACTGTTCAATAGATTTATATCGTTTTTCATATTTTTCGAATAATTTAGATAGTGGTATAAGACTATTGATATTTTTAAAATTAGAATATCTGTTGTAATAGTAGTTAACAATTGAAATATTATCACTTACTTCTAATCTATCATACTCTGTCATAGAGTATAATAAAGAAATATCTATTGCAGACTGTAAATTAAAGTGGTATAGAAGTTCTTTCTTATTTAATGTATAGAGTTCTTTACAGGATAAAAGAAGTTGTAAGACACGTTCTTTATCTACATTCATTCCTTCATCGTGATTCACTGGTATAATAAATCCTCTCTTACTTTTAAGAGGTCTAATATAAACTGCAACTGTTGATGTTAACTTTGGATGGTAATTATCATTAGAGGATATAACCTCTACATAAAACCCTAATTTCGACAACCGTTGTAAGTTTTCTAACTTACTTTCTTTTTCTACAATATAAAACACTTCTACAACCTTTTACTAAAAGATAAGTAAAATATATAAGAGTACCAACTAATAGTCAGATCTTCTCAATGTACCTCCTGTGGTATCTTGGGTAGGATCAGATACAGAAGTAGAATTAGTACTTGAATAATTCTCTTGTGAAGTTAGTTCATTAGGTTTTTCTGTTGAAGTGCCAATATAATCTAACTGGTAATGTTGTGCATTTACATGTTTTGCTCCAGCCATTGGTCCTAAAGTAGGGTGTATGTGGTATGGTCCATTATAAGGTATAACAGTACCTTTCAACACAAATTGACCTATTTTTGTTTGTAAATTTGTTGCAGGACTTGCACCTAATCTATCATTTTGAGTAACTAAGTTTCCTTGAACGTTAAGGGATAAAGTATTTTCAGTAAATTGAGAAGCATCATTCAGTATATTACCTATTCCGGGTAATGCTATCTCTGCCTCTAGTATTGTTTGTTGATTTATACTTTTCGTACCTTTAGCTGAGTAACCTTTAATTTCTATATCATCAGTAGATCCTGTTACTTTCCAATTTAACTTGTGAAATTTTCTATAAGGTTTGTTTTCCTTTTGTTGCCTAATATAGGCTTTTTTATCTAACTCTGCGACTTTACCTGATGGAATATCTTTTACAAAGAATCTCGTAATATCTCCTTTTTCGTAATCTTTCTTAGAAGGTTTAATATACCTATTAAAAAACTTTTTATCAGTTTCTTCTTCTGAAGGTTTATCGGGTACAAATAAAAGTGGTTCAGGATTAGCTGTCATTCCTTTACCTTTAAAGAATTGGCCTAAATGGTTTTGAAAAAAAGCACCTAAAAATAAAGCACCAGAAAGTATATCTAGTAATTTACCTCCTAGTTTCTTACCTTTTTTCTTTTTATGTTCTGGTAAATATAAAGGTATCATTAGTTTGGTTTTAATTTACCGGTTATACTAGTTTTCCACATTGAATCAGAAGAATCTAACGAATGTTCAACCCCAAATATAATAAACTTTGTATTACCAAATCTTGTAGGTAGTAAATGTTCTGGTATGCTAAAACATTCTAAATTTTTCCATCCACCCATACCCATAAGTTCAAAATCAATACTCACAGGTATTGGCATATACCTACCTAGTGATTTGCCGCCTATAAGG